CGGCCTAACAGTTGGTCCACCCTCGGCTGATGCCAAGGTTGGAGCAAGCGGATGACTGTGTCATCCCCTGCAGGGCATATGCCCCGATCCCCCTAGTAGGGGGATCTCCATCCAAGCTTGATGCCGACGCGCTTGGGGCGTCCAGAACGCTTCAAGTGCTCCATCTCCCCACTAGTTAAGGGGAGCGAGTGTTCTTCCACGACTTTGTGTTCGAGGTATTTAGTCTCGATCGCGGAAGTCTTCTTGGAGAAACACTTGAGAAGGGCACCGACCCCATCGAGTTCATCACGAGGGGGTGTGGCTACCACGTAGTAGCCCCTGGTTAGGGGGCTGTGGTAATTCGGGTGTAGGCGTTGGAATTGGTATCCCAACGCAGACTCCCTGCCCAGCAACGGAGAGCTGGAGGTGACATTAGGGAAGACCTTCAAGAGGTCCCCCAGATAGTCATCCATCCAGGCAGCAGTTTTCCAAAGGCCTTGCCAATAGGCAAGGTTCCTAAAGGCTACTGCCGCCACAACTCCGCTCGCGTCCTGCCGTTGTGTAGGGAGAACCCGACGAACGCGGACAATACTAACGTCCTCGCCGTCGTAATACTCCTTACCGCAAGACTCCCTGAACCTTCCGGTCCAGTAAGACTTGCCGATATTGACTTTGCACCCAAAAGTGCTCAGTTCATCGACAACGGACAGTACCATATCTCTGGGGACAATGATGTCATCCCCAAAGACACGCACCTGATCCTTGAAGTCCTTGACGGACTCCAAGGTGAATGGTGTGTTGAGCTCTCTCTCAATCCCGAGGAGTATGATGGCCATGAAGACCATCGCCTCGATTGGAAAGCAGAGAGCTGAACCCATAGATGCGAACTTGGCCAAACGGATTACTCCGTGGCCAGGCACATCAGCCTTCGTTGACCGCGATGCTTGGACAGCCCCTAGCAAAAAGGGAAAGTCCTCCATCATGGCAACTACATGCTGATTCGAGACACGATCGGAAGCATCACTCAAGTCGAGTGTTGCCAGATCCCCGCTGAGGGATCCGCGACGGGCCATCTCCTGGTTAGGAGTTTGGTCATCGATGCCGATCACGCTTGAGAGGAAACCATCCTCTAACAATGCGCTTCGAATCGCTGCCAAAAGCGACTGCTGTGCAAATTGCATGGCAGTAGGGTCAATGGCAATGACTCGTGGTGTCTTGAGCGTCTTAGGAACCGTAATGACCCTAACAGGCGTTTCGGAACCGGGTTCGACGAAGTCAAGCTCCTTCCTTATTTCGCCATTGAAATGGCTATTTGGGGAAAGGAACTCTAGAGCCGGAAAGAATGGCTCTAGACGAGTAGGCCAGGTACGCAGATTCCACTTACCATTACTGGTGAGTCGATCTGCGACAGCGCCTGGCCCATGCTTTCCAATGATCCTCCCAAAATCGACATCTCTGTCAACCTTGGAGAAGAGATCATTGTAGAGCAAGCCCGCTATCCTCTTGAAATCCGCGAGATACTGCGGATCCAAGAGGGAATCGGACTCCTTGACATCGTTCTCACACTGAATGAAACCAGACATTGCTAGTCTCTCGCGACTCGCGCTTACAACGCGAGTAGTGGCCCCTTGACGGGGGTCACTCGGGAGAGCTATCTTGCTAAACACCAACGTGAGTTGGCGCATAGCATAGATTGCTTCAATGTCAGGCTGATCCAGCAAAACACCATTTGTCGGGTCGAACACACGATCACGGAAACCTGCCATGAAAAGCGGGAAACCAGTAAGACCAGAGCAGCGAAAGCCGCTTTGATCCCAAGGATCGACGAAACCTTGGTCAAGCCATTTTTGGACAGCTTTTCCAAAGTTCGCCAGGGTTATAGCTAGAAAGCTTAACCCCTCGTGTTCAACTCGCCGCGTGACAGTGTTTATGTCACGCGTGGCGCTGGTACAGCATCGCATGGCAAGTTCGTTAGCCATGCAGGACCAGAGTGATATCAGGCTTTTCAGTGTGTCCTCCTTTTAGAGGTGTGCACATCCCTGCCTGCATCATCACAGGAGCATTTCTACCCCTGAGTTAACACATCAGTTATCCGAAGAGGCCAAAGAAGCCAAATCGGATGGTTGATTCACTGATGGCAATGAGGACTGCGAGTGTGGCATTCGATACAACGACAACTTTACGAGTTGCCAGCTGGTCGATACCGTAATCCGTAGATCGACGACCGGTTTTGTTTTCCGGGCGTCGAACGGGTCGAGAGGATCGATCTTCAAGAAGATCGTCACCCATCGACCCCTCCTCACCATCTCCAGATGCATGAAATCCACTCATGGGCGTTATGCAAATCCCTAGCAGGCCCCTGGATAAAGGGGGCCGGCTACGATTCGCCGCCCAAGAGCTTCTTCATGATCTGGCCAGAGTTGGCACCTCCGAGGCCCGTGAGGGCCACG